ATACATATAACAGCTAGATGTTTTTATATCAGTTACTTTATTCCATGTTAGTTCAGCATCTACAATTTCATTGAAATAATTAGACTGTTTAAATACTGAGTATTTTTCACAAACTTGTGTAATTTTTTTAAGATTACAGCCACTAGTGTTTGTGCCAAATCTTCCAAAAAATTTATAGTCATTACGATTAAATTTAGTATCATTTTTTATTTTAAGAAATGCTTCTCTAGTATAAAATGGTCTACTAACATCTCTAATCTCATCAATAAAAAATGCATTATTTGCTTTACAATCAACTGATTTAATTATGTTCATAAATCTATTTTTAGATTTAGCAGTTATAATTGCTAATTTATATGTAATACTGCATTTATGTTTAGTATCAGATTGTGGTAATTTATATGCAGGTATATTTTGATGTAAACTAGTTGAAATACCCATTCCAGATAATAGACGACTTAATTTAATTAAAAACTGTTTATTTGTTAGTCCAAAACCTAAACAATCACGACCAGAGCAGCCATCTGTTTCATATAAACCTAAAATAAATGCTTCCCAGCAAGCTCTATTAAGATAAAATAATTTTTCTGGAAAAACTTTAGTTTTTGATGTTTTACCAATAAAATCATTTAATTCATCTCTAGTAGCTTGATTTGCACATGCACGTAAATTATATAATGGTTTATAACCAGCTTTTCTAGGCTTGCTTATTGTTAAAGAATATGAATTAAAAAATTTACTAAATAAATATTCAGATTTAGTTTTTTCAATATTTTCTAATGCACCGCATAGATAAAATTGACCACTAGTGTATCCACCATCACCACACATTTGACCATATAAATGCCAAAAATCTGGATCATCATCTAAACCAAAGTGTTTAGATTCTTTTAATGATTGGACAACTTTATCGCCAATTGATAATTGCTGTGCTTCTTTCCAAATAAGCTCACCATTATCTGTAAGTACTCTAAATCTGTGAATAGGTGATGTTTCTACAGGAATGCCACCAATATAGATTATATACGAATTTTTTATACCTTCATCATGAACGGCCACTAAATCTCTAAATCCATATTCTGATTGAACCTTAAGACCACAATTTGTACCAAGATTATAAATTTCTTTTATTGTTAGCATACCTTTATTTGTAAGTATACGTTCATTTTCAGAAACACATTTTAAAGATCCTGTAAAGCCTGCAATTGTACATACTGAACCTTTTGATATAGACCCAATTTCATCATCAACCTGTTCAATGTATGTTTTAATTCCTGAATTTTCTTTCATACTTTTCGTGTATCTATCACGAAAAGATATTTTTTCATCTTCAATTATATTTGTATTAAATGAAGCTTGTTTGCGAATAGACTCTGCCATATCTGGTGTAATACCATTAACAGCAGCGTCTGCAGCTAATTTATGAAGTAATTTTGATTTATAAATATTCTGATGCTTCGTTATAAATTGCTTACGATAATAACGAAGATCTTCAATAGAAAAAGCGTCAACTTCATTTAGCTGATACCTATACTGAGGAAATTTAATTAAAAATATTTCTGCAGTTGGAAACTGTTTATTTATGTCATATTCTCTACTAAGATATTTAAATACATCAATCTCATCGCTTGATAGTGTTTGAATGTTATCCTTTGATAAAATAATTTGAAGTTCATTATAAAATTCAAGATTGCTCTGTGAAAGCAATGATTTAACAATCTGTATCATTTAAACCTCTACAAATAAAATATGCTATAATGCACAAATACATTATAGCATATACAAATAAAAGGGTTAAATCTTAATATAAAATAAGTGCTTTTGACTGTTTTATGGCATTAGTATATTCTATCATAACAGTGGAAGCGTTTATATCTATTTCTAATTTTTTATTATTAGATTCTTTATCCTCTTCTTTTAACTTTGTTTCAATATAGTCTCTAATTTGATTAAATTGCTCAAACATTGATGAATCACCAGTACATTTAAATCTACTCTTTAAATATTTTGTAATTTCATCATCTGCCTCATTGCTATCGTAATCTCTATCCCCAGTAATTCTATCAACAGCTTGCATGGCTCTATCTTTAAAAAAGTTAACAAGTGCTCCTAGTTTACCATCAGAAATATCACCAGTTATGTTATATGCGGTTTTAAATACAATTTTATCATTTGATGAACCTTTTGCATCAGGTTTTCCACCTTTACTTGCATCAAATGGTGCTACTGCTAAATATAATGTATTTGCAACTGCTGGATCATTATCTTTTGTGCCGGCGGCGAAACCATATCTACAATAGCCTAACCATGGTACATGTACACGTGGTTTTTTATATATATATGTTTTGCATGATATAGGTACAAGCCCATCTGTATCAGTAAAGTTTCCAGCAATATTATATGCTTTTTTAAATTCACCTGATTTTAATGCTGTTTTAATAGCATTGTAATGCTTTGCTGAAACATCAGCATTAACTAATAATTTCCATTCGCTAAAACCTTCCTTATCTAATACAACTCTAACTATAAATTCACCACCTGATATAAATGTATCAGTAAATTGCATACTACTTTGTTCATCTGATGTATTATCGTTTACACTACCAGCTTCATATTTAGTTTTATATTTAATATAATTATTTAACAATGAGCATGATTCAAAAATAGAATAATTATGCTTAATTAGACCTTCATTGTCTTTACTAGATTTATTCTTTTTAGAACCTTTATCAGCTTTATCAATATCATCAGATAAGTGCTGATCATCTGCTTTTTCATCCTCATCAGGAATGCCATCTATTTCTACATATATTTTACCTTTACTTTTTACAGCATCTGATGGGCCTAATAAAAATGCAGATTTTAATATTCTTCCTACTTTGCCATAACGTGCGGAAACATCTGACTCTAAAATAAGATTATTAAATGGTGTTGAACTTTTACTATTATTATCTTTTTTACTAGCTTTATTACCTGTTGGCATTGCGGTATCTAGCATATCATTAACTTCATCATTATATTTCTTATCATCTGCAGCTTTTATTTTGTCAGATAATTCTTTATCAGCTTTTGCTTTTTTATCAGCTTTTTTAATTTCACCTGAAATATTTTTATCTGTATCTGCTTTCACTATATCAGCTATGTTATAATCACAAACTAATGTATACCCAGATAAATTCATAAATACTACCTCTTTTTATTTCTACGCCATAATAAACTATTTTTCAATGCTTTCATATTTGATCTGTCTATATCTAGGTATTCACAATCCTCTACAGCGCCCATTGCTTCATTACCAAGTAACTTATTAATTAATGATAAATGGTCTTTTAACAGTGTTACTTTGTATTCATCTATTGTGTCTTTAACTGATAATACAGTTATATTTTGATGATCATACGTAGAGTCCGTGCGACAAACGCGGCCCGATATTTGAATTAGCTTTCCGATTGACCACGGACAATTCCATATACAAATATTATTAGCACGTTGTAGATTTCTTGATTGTGATGCAGCTTGACTACACAATACAATTTCTTTTAAACCAAGATTAGACTCAATTTTTGCTCGTAAATCTTCTTTTTCAGCACCAGTTAAACGATATATTTTATTAAACCCCAACTCATCTTTATGATCTAATAAAATCCGTTCAGCCATTTCTAATGAATCTTTATACTCAAAATAAATAAGCATTGATTCATTTCTATCAATTACTAGCTTAACTTGATCTAGTAAAAGTTTCATTTTATTTGATATAAAACTTGGATCATTATCACCAATATCACATCCGTCTACAACACGTGATAAATCGTGTACTCGACTTCCAAAATCTTTCTGATCATCCATAAAATGTGATTCTTGATTATCATTCTTATTTTTTGATTTTGCTTTATGCTTAATTTTTTCAGGATGATACAAAATGTCAAATAATCCAGATGCAGCTAAATTATATGGTTTTTCGCTTTGTTCATCTAAATCACACTCAAGAAATTCAAAATTAACATTATAATGAATACATCCTTTTATAATTAGTTTATCAAGGATTTCATTTAATTCTTTCATATTTTGGTAACCAATAATCTCAATAACTTTACGTTGTATATGACTACCATTTCGTGATCGCATGTGAATAACGGTTTCTTTTGTTATACAATACCGTGCTCTAAACTTAAACCATGATGTAAAAATTGCTGGATAAACAAAATGAAGAACATTAAACAAACCCTCAATATCATTAAGAAGTGGTGTAGCAGTCATTGCATATACACGTTTACAATAACAACGTACTTCCCATGCAGCTTTTGTAAATACAGAATCTGGACTTTGTAGTGAATGTGCTTCATCAATAACAAGATGGCATGTATTTGTATTAGCAAGTGATACAAGATCTTCTACATATTTATTTACTAATGTATTTTCAATAAATATATAACGGTATTTAGACATTTCTGAATAAGAATATTTCTTTGCTGTCTCTACTGTAATTAAATAAAAATTCTCACCTATACGAGTAGTCATTTCTTTTATAAATGATGCTCTAGCTGATTTTGGAATCATAAAAATACATTTGTGATCATTATCTTTAAATAAGTGATTTTTCACAAAATCCAAAATGCAGAGTGTTTTGCCTGTTCCAGGGCTTAATGCAAGTATTGCCATATTCATCTGTGACATTTTATTAACTGACATCTGTTGTAGCTCATTTAAAGTATAATTATCTATCATAAATTTCCTATATTAAACTTTTCAAAATTTTATATTAATTCAGCATATAATTATTATAAAATAAAACCCATAATAGAATATACATCTACTATGGGTTAAAATTTAAAATACCATATTAAATAACAAATAATAGATATAATCTATTTAAATAATAACATTTATATGGTGTTAATCTATTTGCACGGCTAATATACTGCTCTAATGTAAGTTTGTATCTAATTATTTTTAATTCACTTTAAAGAATATTTAATTTTAAAATTTTATTTTTCAAAAAATCACTGAATTCTACATCAGTAGAATGATATTTATTTGATATATTTTCTGTAATAACATTTAATTTCATTATATTAAAATTTATACTAAATGAATCATAACATTCAATAAGTTTGTCAATCCATTTAGATTCTGAATCTGAATAATTATCAAATCCCTTCAATGTATTTAATTGTGCTATTGTAGGACAACTTCCATTATATTCAATATCATTAACAATCTTTGCAGCAAGTTTACGTGGAAAGCGAGCTACAGGTGATTTTAAATTATCGCTTGTATCACCAGCGATTGCACGAAATACAGGTAACTTTTCAGGTGCAACGCCAAAAAACTTATCTGCATATTCATATTTATATGTCTCATCTGTAGTGATTAGACCTTTTGCACTTTCAATTATAACGTCTGGTTTTAACGCTTGAAGTAAATCCTTATCACCAGATATAATTCGTTTACGCCCTTCAAGGATTCGTGATAATGTAAATATTATTTCATCAGATTCATAATCATTTCCGAAATAAACTTTAATCCTATCATTATTTAATAAATTAATAAATGTAGTTAAACCAGTATAAACATTATAGTGGTCTTGTTGATGTCTACCAGCCTTATACTGTTCGCCTAATAGACGCTTTCCTTTAGTGTTAGACCCATCAAGACATAAATGCAAAATTGCATCTTTTCTTGCTAGCCAACTTTCAATTTTCTTTGTCAAAAAATGAAGCTCAGGAAATTCATCCCAAATCTTTGAGCAGCTAAAATAACCCCTATGTAACATCCAAGATACATCAACAAGATAATGAATAGTCATTTAATAATCCTATAAAATAATAAATGTTGGCTCATATGCAACTGAATAATCTTCATCTAGTATTGAAACATTATATACACAGGAATGATTACCATTATTAAGCATAACTGGAATTTCACCATGTTCACCAGTATGAATATGACCACATATATTCATTAAAATATTAGAATTAAGAATACTATTACGTAAAATCTGTGAACCTAATTCTTTATTGTAAATATAAACATACCCAGCGTTACCAATCATTGGTGGCTGGTGTGTAATTAAAATATCAGTATCTTTATCAAAATTATATGTACAATTATATGGATCAGAAAAAGCCCATCCGCGTGGTGACTCATTATTAGGTGTTCCATAAAATTTATAGCCATTTAAAATAATGGATGAATTATTTAAATAGTGTACTTTATTTATTACATTATGACGTCGTAAAATATTATTTAAATCTTTTTCAAATACTGAATATGTGCAAACTAAATCGTGATTACCAGGAATAAATATAATATCTGTTACATTTTGTTTACACATCCATGGAATAAACTTTTTATCAATCCATGAAATCATAGAATCATAACAATGTTGACAATATAATGGTGACCAATCACCAGCAATAATAAGTATATCAGCTGATTTGTCTAAATGTATTAAATTCCCATGTAAGTCTGATACAGCAATAATATTCATAATAAACTCCGAATATAAATAAAGGCGTAGTTTTACTCTACGCCTTTTTATATACATCAAAAATAAATGTTATTTAAGATTATTAATTGTAGTGTCTTCAAAGTAACGGTCAACTGATAAATCAACAGTAATTGTCATTGATTCACTTGAATCGAATGAAAATTCTGTACCCATACCAAAGCCTTTAGGCCATACACCTTGTAAATCCCATCTACGAACAACAGAGCCATCAGGTGCGTACATATAAAGAATACCATCAGTCTTATATGCGCTAACACGCCCCATTAGTTTTGTCCCGCGGTCGAATACTTTATTAAACCATGATTGCATCAATGCAATTTGATCACGACCTAATGTATCATGAACTGTTAGTGTAAGATCTTCATATGTTGGTGACGCAGCAACTTTAACAGTATCATTACCATGTTTTAAACTCAAAGGTTCGGCTGAAACCTTTGGTGTGCCAATTGACTTTGTTGATAAGCGGATATGTTCCGCGGCTGCTGGACCTGCGTCACCAAGAACTTTGGATAAATCTAATACAATTTCAAAGTGATTAGTGCGTTGGACTTCGAAGTCCACATTATTCGCAAAATGCCCTGCACTTCCGTACTCTGTTCCTGGAAAACTATCTGGCATAATAACCTCCAAAATATTTATTCAATATTATATAATAAAATTTAAATTTATACTTTCAATTACACCATTAAACCATAAATTAATATTAAATTCTACAGTTTTATTTTCAACACTATAATCAACAGT